TAGTGACGCCCGAGCGGCACGTGATGCTGCTGCAGCCGGGGGGCCAAGCCCGTCGCATTGGTTGGTCCTCGCGTGAAGACTACACCGATTGGAACTTTGCCTCGACCACCAACACCGCAGGCTTCCTTGACCTGCAGACGGAAACCCCGCTGCAGTCGATCTGCGCTGTCCGCGAGGGTGCGTTGGTTTGGTCGGCCAACCGCGCGTTCCTTATCCGCTATGTGGGCCTGCCCTTTGTGTATGGCGCGGACGAGTTGGGGCTTACCCAGCTCTATGCGCCGAACGCCTTTGCGGAGTTGGACGGGCGCGCGGTTTGGATGGATGGCAGTGGCTTTGCCATCTATGAGGGCGGCACCGCAAGGCCGCTGCCGTGCCCGCTGACCGATTACATCTTCTCGAATATCGACCCGGTGTTCGGGCCGCGTATCGCGCACGCCTCGGCCAACGGCAAGTACGATGAGGTTTGGTTCTTCTACCCGTCGCTCGGCTCCTCCGAGTGCGACAGGTACGTGATGTGGAACTACTCCGAAAACTGGTGGTCGATGGGCGCTTTGCCGCGTACCGCGGCCTTCCCGGCGCTGGTGAACGGCTACCCGATCATGGCTGGCACGGACAAGCACCTCTACCAGCATGAGAACGGCTGGACCTACGACACCTTCGATTTCCAGAACAACATCTACATCACCTCCGGCACCATCAACATGCCGGACACCGAAACCAACTTGGTCATCAACCAACTCATCCCATCCAACGGGTCCAACTACAGCTACACCAATTACACCTTCTACTCGCGGCTCACCCCCGGCGGGGCGGAGCGCACGTTCGGCCCGTATTCTTCGCGCAGTGACGGCTACGTGGACACCCGCGTCAACGGTCGGGACGTGAGGATCAAAGTTGGGGCCGCGCAGGCGGGCGACTGGTCGATTGGACGGATGCGGCTCAAGCTTGGTTCGGGAGCAGGACGGCGATGAGAATTGTACTACCACCTCCCAGCTCCGGCATGGGCGTGATCTTGGACACGATCCGTCGCGCGTTGATCCCGGTAATCTCGCAGGACGAAGCCGCGCCGCGCGTCCTCCTGCAGTCCCCCAACGGGACGGTTTACCAGTTGACGGTTGATAACTCTGGCGTCCTTTCCACGACCCAGTTCACAGGCAATATCTAAGAGGGCTCCAAGATGGGTTTCCTAGACGGGCTGTTTGGCAGCAGCGACACGACGGTAAAGCAGAAGCTCCCTGATTGGTACAACCAGCAGGCCAAGAGCAATATCAACTTCGCCAACAACGCGGGGTCTTGGTTTGCGATGCCCTACATGGGCAACACCGTCGCTGGCCTTGACCCGCTGCAGCAGCAGGCCATCAACGGCCTTGGCTCCAACCTTGGCTCGACCAACGCGGGCTTTGACTACGCGCAGTCCGGCATGGCCAACGCGATGGGCTACAACCCGTCGATGGTCAGCGGCGGCTCATTCCTTGACGGAAACCTTTCCGGGTACATGGACCCGTATGTGGAGAACGTCGAGCGGCAGGCCCTTGGCCGTTTGGAAGATCAGCGCCTCATGGCGCAGAACTCCAACGCCGACGCGGCCCTGCGCAACAACGCGTTCGGTGGTTCGCGCCACGGTATCGTGGAAGCCGTGACCAACGCCGAAAGCGCGAAGAACGCGGGCGAGCTTTCCGCCAACCTCCGCAGCGCGGCCTACAACAATGCCCGTGGCCTGCAGGGGCAGGACCTTGCGCGCGGCTTGCAGGCGGGCATGGCCAACCAGCAGGCGGGCCTGTCGGGGGCCGACCTCCGTATGCGCGCCGCCGGGGGCTATGGCGACCTCACCGCCGCCGATCAGAATGCTTACCTGCAGGGCGTGCAGGGCGCGTTGCAGGGCGGCAACATGAACCAGCAGTATCAGCAGCAGCTCCTCAACCAGACCGCCAACCAGTATGACGCGATGCGCCAGTACCCGGTGGACCTGTTCAACATGCGCCAGTCCGCCCTCAACGGCCTGCAGCTCGGCTCCTCGCAGACCACCTCCGGCGGTGGCGGCTTGGCCAGCGGCCTCATGGGTGGCCTCGGTGGTGCCCTGACGGGCGCGGGCTTGTTCGGCACGGGCGGTGCGCTCGCCGGACTGGGTGGCATCACGGGCGGCGGCGGTGCGGCCATTGGTTCGATCCTCGGCCTCCTCGGCGGCCTGTCCGACGAAGACGAGAAGACCAACATCGAAAAGCTGGGAACCGATCCCGACACGGGGCTGGACATCTATGCCTACGACTACAAGGCGGATGTGAAGGCGGCCAAGAGGGGCGAGCGTCCCATGACCATGAAGCGCATTGGCCCGATGGCACAGGACATTGAGGAAAAGTTCCCCGGCTCCACCAAGCGGATCGGCGGAAAGCTCGTCGTGTCCAACCTTGGCCTTGGCTTCTAAATTGTGTGCAAAACACAAGTAATGTAAGAGTATCACATGCTGCAACTCAATCCGTCGTCGGAAGCCAAGCTCAAGCGGGTCCACCCTGACCTTGTGCGCGTTGTCCGTCGCTTGGCCAAGGATTGGACGGACCCGGATGTCGGGCTCGTCGTGACCTGTGGCGCGCGGACTGTCGAGCAGCAGCGAGTGCTGGTGGCCAAGGGCGCGTCCAAGACTATGCGCTCCCGCCACCTCATCGCACCCAACGGCTACGCCCATGCCGTGGACTTTGCTGTCACCATCCACGGCAAGCTCCGGTGGGATTGGCCGCTGTACGCCCGCTTGGCCAAGGCGGTGAAAGCCGCGGCGGCCAAAGAAAAGGTGCCGGTGGAATGGGGCGGGGACTGGGTTTCTTTCAAGGATGGGCCGCACTTTCAACTGCCGTGGGCCAAGTACCCCGGCACCAAGTAGGAGATACCAATGGTTGACGTTGTAGATACGAAGCCCATGTGGGCGTCCAAGGCGGTGTGGGGCGGCGTCATTGCCGTTGTCGCCAGCCTCCTCGGCATTTGGGGCTATTCTGTCACCCCGGCGGATCAGGCCAGCATTGTTGAGCTTGTGACCTCCGTCGTCGCTGCCATCGGCGGCGTGATCGCCATTGTTGGCCGCGTCATGGCCACCAAGAAGATCGGCAAGTGAACTGGGTGTTCGCCATCGGTGGGCTGCTGCTGCTTTCGGTGGCGGCCTATTCCGTTTGGCGGGCATTCCGCAGTCCCAAGTTCATTGGGAAGCTAACACAGTACGCGTCCAAGCAAGTGTGGAACGCCGTCAAGCCCGAGCTTACGCGCCCCATGCCTGCCGACGAAACCAAGGACTGGCACAAGGCCATCCGGCGCGGGGATGACAGCGAATTTCAACGGAAGCGGCGCGGCGCGCCCCCGAAAGGCTAAGAGGAACGACCAATGGCAAACCGCTTTATGAACGCCCTGCAGAGCCTCGGTCTGTATGACCCGAACGCTTCCGCCATGCCGCAGGGCTTCGATGGCATCCCGCCCGAAATGGTGCAGGCCGCCCGTGCGCAGGCGCTTACCGGCGTCGGTGGTCAGCTCCTCGCCGCGGGGTTCTCGCGTGACCCGCGGGCGCGGGCGCTTGCCCTGTCCGGGATTTCAGAGGCGGGCGACATGAGCCGCCCGCTCTACAACATGGCCCAAGCCAAGCTGATGGCCACGCCCAAGAAGGAAAAGGCCAACACCTCCCTTGAGCAGGTGGGCGACCGTTTGATGCTGGTGGACCTCGACACGGGCGAAATCCTCCGTGACGTTGGCCCGGCCCCGACCAAGGGCGGCGGCGGTGACGGCGGTGGCGGCCTGTCCAAGGTGGGCACGATGGTCCGCCGGAAGAACCCGCAGACAGGCGAATGGGAATACGGCTACGTCCAGCTTGGCGAGGATGGCACCGCCTATGAGACACAGATGCCCGAAGGGTATCAGGCTGTCCCGCCGGGTGACAAAGCATACGAGACGGGCTTGGGCACCAACCGGTCCAAGCAGATGGTGATGCTTGAGTTTGGTATGCCGAAGGCGCAGACCGCGCTTGGCCAGCGCGCCGCCAAGGACCGGCTCATCCTTGAGAAAATCCAGTCCGTCCGTGACCGCCTCGGCAACGACAAGGTGTTCTCCGATACGGGCTTTATCGGCAAGCCGCTCAGTTACGTTTGGGGGTCGGACCCCTACGGCCTCGCTTCTGACATGGACACGATCAAGGCCAACTTGGGCTTTGAGGAGCTGCAGGACATGCGCGATGCGTCCCCGACCGGCGGTGCGCTTGGTCAGGTGGCCGTGCAGGAACTTGAAATGCTGCAGGCAACCAAGGGCAAGCTGGATCAGGGCCTCAAGGACGATGACCTGCTCAAGGTGCTTGATGACCTTGAGCTGCAGATCAAGCGCGGCTCCATGACCCGCAAGCAGGCATTCGAGCGCCAGTACGCCCCACTCCTTGGCGGGGA